TCTGAGAATTAGTACAAAGGGGGTAGTACAGGGTAAATATTTGATGATGTAAGATTTACTTCATCAGATATTTTTTATGATGTATAACTGCTCATGAGTCTGATACGCTCGCTACGCTCGCGCGCCGCGAAGCGGCGGATAAGACTCTAGCAATCCCATCAGACTCTAGCAATCCCATCAGATATTATCAAGCCTGTCACCCCCATCAGATTTCATCTACCCATTCTGTCTCAGCCGACTTCAAGCAAAGCCGCAGATAAGACACGTACAGCCCCCATGAGATTTCATGAAGTCAGACAAACTCTAGCAACCCCATCAGACTCTAGCAATTCTATCAGATATTATCAACTCCATCAGACAGTATCAGACACATAGAAGCCCATGATATCTCAATAAAGTCTAAAAATATTACAAATGGGGTGGTACAGGGTATATATTTGATAAAGTATATTATACTTCATCAAATATTTTTACGATGTTTAACTGCTGATGTATCTGATACGCTCGCTACACTCGCGCGCCGCGAAGCCGCGGATAAGACAGCTACAACTCCTTCAGACTCTAGCAATCCAATCTGTCTCAAGAGGCTTCAAGCTACGAGGCGGATAAGACTTTTACAATCCCATCATACTCTAGCAATCCAATCAGATATTTTTACCATGTTTAATTGCTCATCAGTCTCATACGCTCGCTACACTCGCGCGCCGCGATGCGGCGGATAAGACAGGTACAGCCCCCTTCAGATTTCATCAGACTCTATCAGATATTATCAAGTCTATCAGACTCTTGCAATTATATCTGTCTCAAGAGACTTCAAGCTACTAGGCCCGGGTCTTAAGCGGATACTTGAGATTCTGTAATTAAATTCAAGAATGAATCAATTGAATTAAATGGTAAAGCATTCGCCTTCATTTCTAGTGATATTTTCCCTGAATAATCCTGTAGATATAATTGATTGACAACCCCCTTTATCGTATTTGTATAACTGTCATCCCAGCAACTAAGATTTGGAAAACTAATTTGTACATGACCAATGTAGTCTATGTTATTTGGATTAATATCGTATGCTTCATTTTCCATTAGCATACTTCCAGTATCTAGATTCACTTTAACATGGCTGTGGTTAACTTCTTTCACAAAGTCAATTGTATCTTTAATCAGTGTCATCCAATTACAGCCGTATTTAGATGAATTATTTTCTAGACAGAACACTATATTATATCTTTTACAAAGATCTCCTACTTCTCTAAAGTATGAAATACTTTCTTCACCGCCATAGAGCCTCTGCATAGGTGACCCAAAAACAATAAGATGTGTGCCCTTAGACTCTAATAAGTGTAATTTACTCTCAAGTATAGACATGAACTTCTCTTTCTCTTTAAAGATTTGAATCTGCTCTCCATATAATATACTCTGTGCACTATAAATTTTAGTATACTTATCCATATTCCAACTATCTTTTGATGGGACTGCTTCAGTACTGGTTATTCCCCTACTTTTTAACCAAGGTACCACTAGTCGGTCATCCTGCAAGTCCCACCCTAATTCAGAAACTAGTAGCCTACTATTATTTTGTACTTGATCAATGAACTTTTTCATAGATACAAAGATGTCTTCGACTGACCGCTTCTTATAGTAGGTAGATGCTATATTATAATTTACAATGATATCCTGAGTATCTGAAAGTTTAACCCTAGGAAAAAACAACTTCTGGATACTATCCAGACGGATTGGACTGCTAACAAAATGTACTAGTTTATATTTATTATTTTCTAGCATATCTTGAATATCATCGTATAGCCAATCTATATTATACCATTGAAAGCTCCAGTGCCCGCGAAGTTTATCAATATTATTATTATTGATGATATCCCATAGTGCATTCTTTTTTAATCCATAGCCAAATAATGCAGGTAGCCTACACACATAGCATGATGAAAACTTCGTGAAACACCACTCTTCTAACCTTCTCCTATTAACACCATACGTGTGCGTACTATAGTCTAATGTAGAATAATATGAGTTACCCTCAAGATTTTCATATTGGTGGCTACTGCAATTTAATACATCAACTGTAGAAATAAGAATAAATCTTTTACACTGCACTCTAGATAGATTTGCAATTATTTCTGCAATATGCGCAGAGTCCTCTTCAGGAAATTTATTTGCCTTCCACTTCTCAGCATACACACCGCAGCAATATATAGTATCAAACTCACGATCTAATATCTCATTTACATTTTTAGAATTTACAAAGAGAGTTTTTGGTTTCATATGTTTTATTAAATTTAGCCCTACAAAGCCAGTATACCCTATTAATAAATCCATGTGATATTACGGCTAAGAATCTTTAAGCAATAGGTTCTCTAAATATTTTTCAGCATTAAAGATACCTGTTATCTTGCCCCCGTATATATTAATCACATTTCCCTCCCTATTAATGCGAACTGACCGATCATCACTCGTGGTCAATGGTTTTGTTTTCCAAGATAAATTGTAATCTACATATTCAAATTGGCTACGCCAGTTATCTATATAGTCATCTAAGAGTGCTTCAATCTTATTACGTGTATCTGTCAATTGTTCATAGCTAACTGATGTATCTATTAGAGATTGCCCACTGTATAATACTCCGTGCTCTACACTTGTTACTGTATATAGTTTATTTTCTATATCATATGGGTAAATTGAAAAGAATGGACCGTCCATTATTGTAACTGCGAATGTATCTATAGAATCAATCCTATAAATAAGAGAAATATATAGCTCATATTTTTCATACTCTATTGGGTTGAGTTGATTGTATGTGCAGTTTATTATTACATCAGACTCATCTAATTCTAGATGTGTCTTGATTGAATTAAGAGAAATAAATATCTCATCTGAACACTGCTGCAAATACCTTGAAAGTGTGTCTTTAAAATGTGCGCGTGCGTTTCTATGATCTATGTACATTTCTTTAGTATTAAAACAGGTGTCTTCTATACCCTTTAGATTAAGTAATGTATGTCTAGCAGTAGCTAAGGAAGTGTAGTCTAATCCAGCCTCATCTATTTTCTCAATAAATTCTTGAATGCTCATTTTAGAGAGTGCTCTAGAAATATAATAATTATTATTAGGGATTGTAGTAATGAGCTGACTATATTTGGCTATAAATTGGGTATAGCCATACTTACACTCATTTATCGTTTCAATTGATCTAGGATAATGAAATCCTAGGTGTAATCTATTCTGATTCTTACTTGATGAACCCGTAAAAAAGTCGTTGGCTTTATCTATTATTATTATCTCTTTATTATTTTTTAGTAAAAATGATGCGATATGGCATCCATACCAACCTGCGCCTACTATAACATACTTCATTACGCTTAAATATATAAGATGCATTTAAGCGTAATACATTTAAAGTTAAGCTAAATTATATATTATATATGGCAGTTATTAGCTTATTAAATTCTCCAGAATGTCCATGCCCTGCTACACACAATGCAGCCTGTATGGAGTTTATATGTGGGTTTACTGATTTTGGATTTATATGCAAAGAGGTTAATAGTATAGATGAGTGCAAAGATGCAAATATTATAATATTATCTAATCATATAATCAATATTGATTATCTTAAGCGACTTAATTCTGCAAACCCTACTGCGGTGTATATACTATGGTACTATCACACTGTATTCCATCAAATACCATTCAAATTTTTTATCTTAACGGGCGAACACTTTATTCACCCTCCCAAAATGCCTGAGCATATAGCATATCATACTTTGAATACATCTATACCTAACTTTGTTCCACTATACTTAAGAGCCAATGAAGCTCCTAAGAATATTGGTCTCTACCAAAGAGCTGCAGTATATAATGCTTGTTTTATGGGATCTGGGTATAAGTATGACTGGTCTAACGTCTGCTCAAATGTATTTTATCATGATATATCACGTGGACTCTTAAATTATAAAGATCGCCGCGATATATATTTAAATAGTACTATTGCCTTTGGATTTCATAGTGATAATAATATACTGAATTCTCATGTTACCCAGCGAGTATTTGAGGGTTTAACATATGGATGCGTTGTGATTTCAGATAATAAGGCTGCATCAGATTACACGGATGGTATTGTAGAGTATGCTTCATCTAAAGATGAACTAAGGGAGAAAGTGTCATATATATTGAATGATCCTGAACTTATAATACTAAAACAAGAAAAGGGGTATGAATGGGCCAAGGAATACGGGACAAATCGCTTTTCTGCAAAAGCATTTTTAGATAAGATTTATCAGCTATGGCAATTAACATATAAATGATGCCCATATAATACTTCTACACTAGTTTAAAGCTCAGCATATACAAGTAATATATAATGAAATTATCTCTCTGTATACCTACTATGGATAGATGGGGGTTTTTGAAAGTTTCATTGCCCAAATATCTTGATAATCCATATATTGATGAAATAGTTATATGTGATGAAAATGGCAATGATAAATTAATGATTGATAGTATTTATGCTCATAATAAAAAAATCAGAACATTTAAAAATGACTGTGTCCTTGGTGCATTTTTTAATAAACGAAGGGTGGTATCCTTGGCTAATAATGAATTTGTTTGTCTTATGGATTCAGATAACTTTGCCCCTATCTCATATTTTGATACTTGGGAAAAATACCTGAATGGGACTCAACCTGATATAAAAACTGTATACTCGCCCTCTAAAACAACCAAACAAGCAAATCATCCTGGATTTGATCATAGTGAATTAAATGGTCTAATAATTAACAAGGGAAATATGAAATACTGTTGGAAAAACTATAGGTGTACTCAAGGTGCATGTAATATTGGTAACTACATTATATCAAAGACACTTATGGCTAAGGCTGAACCATATGATCTAGCGATGGCCATTAATTCTAAATCACTTGATGTACTATATCAAAACTACCTTCTATTCACATTGGGTGATTGTAATTTAGTAATTATTCCAAATATGGAGTATGATCATATAGTACATGATGGAAGTTATTATAACCAAACTTCTCACATGGTAAACATACCACTATATAACTCTCTATATGAGTGAAATTATAGTGGTTTCCTTGCAAGAATCCAGCATTGGCATACATTCCGTTCCTCATTTTCAATTCTTCCATTTATATTTAAGGTATCATAGCCTACCCATGAATGTGAATTAAAAATGTGCTGTATATATCTAAAGTTACCCCATTGACCAATTTCAACTATATCAAACCCACATGATTTAAATAGCATACCGAGACCCATCGGATTAAGCCCTCCATAATGGATTGGGGTTGAATGTGGTATATTAATTGCTGGAACACTTGTAAAAACATAGCCACCAGGTTTAAGGCTATTAAATATATTTGAGATTGCTAGAAATGGATTATATAAATGCTCAATAGTCTGATTGAATAAAAAGAAATCAAATTGCTCTTTATAATTTATAGTATGTAGATCATTAGGTGGATATTCAACTAATGTTATCTTATTATAAGTTAAGAACTCTAGCTCAGGATCAGAAGGATATGTACATGCAAGTGAATCAGGTTTTATATTATACTTTACAACCCACTCCATGAAATCTAATATAGTGAAAATACGTGGACAATCGCGATCACTCCACTTATAATTCCATGACTTAACTGGGCAATCTGGTACAACATGATATTTATTGAAATATGATGGTGGCAGTTTAATACTAGTTTGATAAATCTTTGTTATTTCGTTTTCTGAAAATAGTTTATACTGCATATACAATACTAACTAGTTCTAGCTTTAAACTACTTGAAAAATCTATATATCTTATAATCAGAACCCTCTTTATATAAAAAATCATATGATAGACCATTTGATTTGGCAAACTCACTTACTGCTTTAGATACATCAGAAATCCAATAATCGTCTCCTAGCATTTGACCTCCTACGCGCAGCTTCTTCCACCAAAACTCTAGAGCCTTTATAACTGAATTATATGAATGATCGCCATCAATAAAAACACAGTCTAGGGAAGCATCTAACACTTCGTCATTTGTTATACTTAAACTTTCTTTTCTAAACCAAGAGTACCTATCCTTCCACGGGGAAAGCTCCTGTTTTATTAAATCGTATAACTCATTAAAATTATTACCTGGAATTTCTGGGATCTGTCGCATTATATCATCAGCAAATCCGTCATTTGGATAGTATTTGGTAGGATCAACTAACAATAACATATCTACATTAGTATTCTTCAATACACTTTTTGCATGTGTTCCATAGCCAATACCAATTTCTGCAACCCTCTTATAGTTATTATCATTAATTACTTTTTCTAGAACTCCATAATATATACTACTCCATCCACCTTTACCCGAGTCATTCAGATCAACTGTATTCCTGTAATAGTCTCTTAACTTCATATAAATATACTTAAAACAGCATGTTTAAGTATAATGCATATTTAAACCTATAACTTTAATTAAAATAACATGACTTATTCTCTAAAACAGTGGCAGGGTGTCTATAAAGATCCATCGGGGCTTATTGTTCAAGCATCATCAGATAATGATGATGATGCGTGGCAACTCCATCCAATTGGCATGTCTTACCAGTACTTGAATATGGTTAGTCTAGGTAAAGATATACAAATCGGGGGTCATGCTATGTTAGTTCATTGTTCTATGAGAGACTCTACAGATAGTACAAGAAGAAAGGGTCAACCTATAACCCGAATGACTATTTTAGAGGCTCTTAAGAAGAATGGAATAATTAATACATTTACATCCTATCAGGAATATTTTATATCCTTACCTAATTATAAGTTTGTTATTTCTCCTGAAGGTAACGGTATAGACTGTCATAGGCATTATGAGGCTATTATTGCAGGCTGCATTCCAATTATAGAAGATAATATTATGGTCCGAGAAAAATATGCAGGATTGCCAGTATTATATACTAAAGACTATAGTGAAATTACACAAGAATATTTGATATCTGTTTATGATACTATGATGACTACGCAATATGATTTTAGTAAAGTATTCTTAGATTACTATTCTCCTAGTCAAATAGAATTAATTAAAAGGCAAAGTAATTATTGGTGTAGAAAATTAGTAGGGAGGCAGTATTATAATAATTAATATTGGTAGAGTATTACACTCTAACATACAGAGCATCACCCCACCCCTGATCTGTCATTTTAATAGTGACTCTTAGAAATCCCTTCTCCTGTAAAAATGCATCTAGTTGATCTAATGTACCACAGCCCTTGTATACCTCCTGGGTATTTACCTCACAGTATAAGGCATCTGCATAAACAAGATAGTCTTCACCACTGCGCAAGACATCCAATTCCTTCCCCTGGATATCTAGATTCCAAAAGTTACAACCCTCCATCTCAAGTTTATTTGCCTCAATAAATGATTTCAGTGTCTGAGTAGTAACTTCTCTTGACTCTACTACATGAATATATGGATATGACGCCTGATGTGTACCAAAGTCCAAGAGACTTGATGACTCGCCGTTATTTGTTATATGAAACTTTACGGTCTGTTCTTTATTATCTAAGGCAGCACAAAAAACATTTGGGATACCTCTTGATTTCATCAAATCAACCTTTTCTTTGATGGCATCAATCCAATATATTTTCTGCGGATTCACACCTTTTTGCATATATGCATGTAATTCTTCACAGTGGTGAGCACCGATGTGAAGAATACCTGTAGGTACTTTATTATATGAGCTCAAAATCTGGCAACAGTCGGCAAAGGGAATTAACATATAGAATATAAATTTATAGATTCTTTATACTGTTAATATTTTATGCGTTAAAAAATGCATTTTTCAAAGGTTCATACATTTCCAAAAATGTCTTATTTTTTTCATCATCAAGCACCTTCGTATTATAAAAAAGCCTCATATATAAATCTAATTTACCAAGGGCATATTCAACATACCACACAGGTACATTAATCTGTTTACCTGTTTGAATCATCTTTAAAAAATTAAGCCCACTTCCTACAGATGCAAAATGTGCAATCTTATCACCAAAATCCATATCACGATTTAAAATTCCATACTTATTAATACGCTTACCATCTGTATTAGTCCCCCCAATTATATCATTTTCTATAATCTTGATAGTTGCACCTTTAAACATCATATTAAATGCGACTGGGTCAAAAAAATCAATAGTAGGAGTGTATACATATTCTGAATACTCCTGTTTAGTTCTAAAAAGAACATCATTATCTATACTATTTTCAATAATGCGGGCCAGTAATTCTGGATTTTTTATATAATTAAAGCGTCTATCAAAACCAAAACAATATGTTTGTGTTAAATCCGGTAGGTGACGAACATCATCTCTTTTATTTGGATTATTTGGATAATTACGTATACCACCCACAATACTATGAGTTTTTAGACCTTCTATTATATCATTTACCATATCCCCTCTAAATACTACATCACTATCAAAATGAATAATATAATGTTCTTTAGCTTCTACTAGAACTTTTGCCCATACCATTGCTGTACCTCTGTGACCAGAATCAAAGGCTTTAATTATTTCAGGATATTCATCTAAATAGTGGCATATATTATTTGGATGTTCAATAATATGTTCAAAATCCTCTTTTCTACCAAAAATGTGTAATTTTAATGTAGGGTGAAATCTATGAAATGTATCATACGCAATCCTTCCTATAACTCCACACCTAATAATTTCAGAAAATATATAGTAATTAGATTCCATCTATTATATATAGCAATATATCCTCTTTAAATATAATAATATATTATTGACTCCTTTTAACACATCATCATAAATTTCTGTTTATCACTCATATAATTTTTAAATTCGTCTGTTTTTACCTTTAAAATTTCAAATGTATATGTCATTTTGTCTAGATGCGGATTTGTTGTAGCAGTAGGAGTGTGATATTGATGATATAGTTCTATTGGGGGATCATTCGCAAACCCTATTGTATTTCCACTCATTGTACATTTAAATGCAATACTCTGATCTTCTGGGCCATACCCTGCAAAAATATCTGGATCATGACCGCCAACTGCATAATATGTATTACGATCTATATAAAGTGACCCTCCCCAAGACCCAGGTGATTTAGGATGGATACAGTGGATATCATTTATATCAGTATAGTCAATAAGCCCTATATGAAGCTGTTCTGTTATTTCTTGCCTCATATTATTTACACATCTGTTAGCATATGTCTGAAGTACACTGACTCTCTGGTTTTTGAGATTTGTTTCTAATAAATCCCAAAAATTAACTGGAATAAACATATCAACATCATGACATACGTAGCCGCTTGCTGGTAATCCATATATTACACTCATATCAAATGATAGAGCTCTATTAAATTGGTCAAGATTTGGTATATTACTAAGCGGTACATATATATATTCTATACTATTTTCTCTACAGAATTGTTCGGCCTCAGGGCTTTCCGAATGCTCAAATAAAATAACGTGGATACGTTTACTTGTTTGTTTAATTGATTCTTTTATACTTTTGTATGTAATATTTAAATTTGCTTGACGTTTGCGATAGGGAATTATGATCGCATAATCATAGCACGGATAAATAGGTGTGGCTACAGGTTTTAATAAACGCACTTGTTTGTCAACATGCTCTTGTGAAGAACTATTGACCTTGCAATCATTCAAACTACTAATATCATTATATTTATATAATGGGGTTGATATATATTGAATACGTGATGATTTTGCTAATTCTAAAAGTGGTATATTCATAATCATATCAGCAGTATATTGATACATTACTTCTTCATTAAAATTAAAATATGATTCAGGTATTGATTTCCAGAGAAAATAACGAAATGTAAATAAATGACTGAAAATCCATTGCATATTACGATAGTCATTTTTAGTCTTTTCTTCTTGTGTCATTTCACGACAGCAACATGCGTCATTTTGATACCCTCTATAACTCCCATATGTTATCCAGCAGCCAGTTGATTCATACTTAGATATAACTGTTTGTAAAACGTTAGTACCTATTAATGAGTCATCGCCATCTAAGAAACAGCATATATCATCATTTTGTATTGGGGCTGATTTCAATAGATCTATTAAGTTGCAGAGTTTATACTTTCTATCAGTATTTTTAACAAAGTGTACAAAAAATGGGGACGATTCTATCCATTTCTGAATTAATTCGGACGTTCCGTCTGTAGATGCATCATCGCATATGGCTACCTTGACTGTTGACTGAGATTCTTGTATACTGATACTTGTTAAACACCTTTCTATATATTGCGATGCATTTCTTACGGTTATAATAAGCCATATTGATTTTGGTGGCGGAACTATATGTTTACAAGCATTCAGACCCCTATAAATTACACTAAACGACATATATGTTATATATTTGCTTGTTTAAGTTATTTTAATAAAGCAGTTAATTAGAATAGACAAATGAGCTTTCTTCCATACCTCTACGCCCTCCTTATGGCCGCCATTGACGCCATAGTCATGCCGCTTCTTAAAGCAAAAAAACTGGGAATGCTTACCGGCAACTGGGTCTTCCCTTTTTCTTCCATCCTTTATGCGATATTTCCATTCATATTCTACAAGTCTTTATCAACCAATTCCATGACGGTAATGAACCTATTAAGAGATATTATTAGTGATGTACTGGTAGCGGCGATTGGTATTTTTGTATTTGGTGAGACTCTCAGTTCACTCCAGTGGTTAGGTATGATCCTTGCTATTCTCGGTATAACCTTGCTTGGCTGCTGTGATGATGGAAAAGGTGGGGTCAAAGACAAATAAAAAATAGGAGTTTATGAATTTTAGTTTATTGAGATTTAGCATGCAATATTTAATTTAAGTACCCCTAGCGATTTGCTGAGCATATGACTCTTTATATTAAAAGTAGTTAATTTTGGCAGTTAGCGATATTAAATTTTAGACCTCAAAATCGTCGTTTTGATAAGAAGGAAAACGACCAGAAAGACGTTGAGAACGACGACGCGAACTCAGAGTTGGATTGGACTCTTTGGGGCATGTATCGTTGTCTAGGGTGAAATCATAATAACGGCTAGTATCTGGCTGCTGCTCAACCTTAGTCTTCTCACAGGGCTTCTTGACTGTAGAGATCGTCTCAACGCGGTCAAGACAGTCCATCGCATTCTCGAGAAGATCAAGAAAGTGCCCGCGATAGTATACGTCACGGAACCTCTCCACATTTACCAAAATTCGAGGCATCGCTGGCAGACTGAACTGCACAGACTTGAAGCCATCGTCGTCAATTGCTTGATTCTTGAGAGTCAGATACAAGTGATTTACCAGATCCATACGACAACCAAAACTAATCGCCTGCGTTAGAGGATGGCCATTGTTGTCATCCTTATAACTAAGAATAAACTCACCATCCTCAAAATTCTTACGAATGCACATTACATCATCCATATTGCTGTTGTAATTGCTGCGAATAAAGCGGATAGACATAGAACTGCTGTAAGTAGGCATATCTGGTTATATACTTTATGTAGCAAGTAAATTTGCATTCAATTTTTGGTGCCCTTTTTATCGACGTGTGGATATAAGAAAGTTAGTGCCGAAGTCCTAAACGCGCAGCGTTTAGGGTAACAAGTACCGTGGTGTACTTAATTTAAGTACCGTGGAGTACTTAATTTAAGTACTCCCTAAGGGTGCTGCCAAGTGGCGAAATATGACACTTAATAGGTCAGACTCGCAAAGCGAGTCTTGACATTAAGAGTACTTAACTTCGGCACTTGGCGGTACACCCTAAGGGTTTGCTGCGCTGATCCAAGTGACGAAATATGACACTTAATAAGTGGGACTCGCTTCTGCGCATATGAGTCTCACTTATTAAGTGTAATATTTCGGTACTTAGGACTGCTTAAATTAAGCACTCCATGCTAGCACGGGTAAACTTAATAAGCAAACATCATCGTACCACGGCCACCATAGACTCTGAATATGTTATAGGTCTGAGCATATGTACGGATCCAGAAGCGCTCCGCATAATTGTCTGTAGGATCCCCTGTGATACCATGGAATCCTAGAGATAGATTCACACGCTGTATTTTATCCAGATTGGCCTGACCTAGTGGCATAGAGAAGGGGTTGAGACCGCTATTCAGGCCAAAGGGCAAATTATAATAGTAGCGGTTTATCCACGGTGCCTTTCGCTGCTCTATAGATGGCAAGAATGAGCGAAAGAGCGCTACATTTTCACTTGAGTACCTGTTCAATGTCTCATTGTAATTCAGCGCCAACCACCGAATCGGCTCAGACCCGCTACTGGAAAATCCGGGTTTCAGAGTGCCAGGGTATCTCGCATTGAGACCAGTCGCATCTGGCCACCAAAGCGAGTAGGGGTCGGTCTGATTTATAGATATGTCGCGTGTTGCCAAGAAATGCGCATTGAGTGATGGGGCCTCATAGCGCTGGCAATAGAAGAATATGTCTCTCGTGGGGTTGGGAATATTGAGCGGGATATTCTTATATAGATTTTTATTAGTATCTTCAGGGTTCAATATATAGTGCTGTACTATAGGCACCTGCAAGTCGGCAATACGGAATCTGTTTGCTTCAGCTTTATCCAAATATATATATTCTACTAACAAATACGACTCAGGTATCCTGAATGTACCAGGCATTACTATATCAGGGGCGAACGCCGATATTGGGGCGTTTGGATATACGCGAGATGGCTCCATGTTCGTCATTACGAGTGTGCTATCTGGGTCATCATAGTAGAACCGTGAATTCAACATAGACCATAGAGACCCGCCTTCTACATTTATGACAGGTGTATCCGCTCTAGAATCAGTATAATACAAGCTCGTTACAGCTTTGAAATTCACGGTCAAGCGAACCTCATCCACATTCAGCGCATCTATAGGCAACACACAGCCAGGGTCGCCACGACTGAACCAGAAGGGTAGGGGTGTTATGACTTTCTGAGATGTCGCATTACTGAATCCATAGGTTATCTGAGTGAAGCCAGATTCAGAACGGCAAATCAAGTTACTCACTTCTGAGACTTTTTCTAGGGGAGTCTGAAACTCGTCTAAGATCTCCATGAGTTGCCCATTTATAGTCTCTACCAGATTGCCGCCAATCGTTATAGACGCCGAGTCAATCAAGCTGTGGCCCAGACTATTCGTCCAGCCGAAATGTGGCCCAACCAAGTCCGTATAGAATTTGGGGTTTGTAGGGGAGACTTTAGTGAGGGTTATCGTGACGACAGGGGCGGAGTTGTAGTAAGTGCCGAATGTGAGCCACTGGGTTCTATTTATGGCAGTGAATGTGTAAGTCGGCTTATTCGTATTGGAAAGACGGCTGAAATAATCAGTACCTGTGCCATAATTGGCGTTACGCACCCACTTCAACACGAAATCTGTCTGATTTGCTTGAGGAAAAGAGTCCACTTGGAGAGTGGGGTCAAAGGATTGTGGTTTAGTATAGGGAAGAATGCGACGGCTAGAGGGAGCAGTTAAAAAGAATTGTCCAGGTTGCACGTTTGTATTCATGGTCCAAGTTATACTATCTACAGAAGTTGCCACTAGACCTATAACATCTGAACTATCAGGGTCTAGACTATTTATAATAATACCTGTTGCTATCCATAAAGACCCATTCCAACTTATATATATTAACCTTGGATTTGAATATATGCTAATATCATATACTAATCTGCGTGGCGTCCATGTTATGCCATCTGAAGATGTTATAATTGGATAGACATTTGTATCGGTACTTGGCCAAATACCCACCGCCACCCAGACATATCCATTCCAAGCCACTCCGCCTATGGTTGGACCCTGTAACAAATAGGGGATATCAATTCTAGTATTCCAATTAATACCATCAGGCGATGTAATTACATAAATATCATTAGAAAAATTGCCAATTGCTAACCATATGGATCCATTCCATGCTACGCTTCTACCATATATACCATCATTTTCATACACTGTATCTTCGGTTTGACGAACAGTCCAGATTACAGCATTCGGTGATGTTACTATATATGCGATTGTATATGCAGTACCTGATGTAGTTATTAGAGCCTGACCTACAGCCACCCACAATGTTCCTGACCAGGCTATACTATTTAATTTAACTGAATACCTGTACCCGCTGGCAACTACATCTGGAGATGTAATAAATGCTTGAATAGACGGCGTATTTGGCATAGCAGGTAAAATCGGGTCTGACCAATTTATTCCATCCGTTGATGTGATTATAGGACCTGTTTTATTTTGGCCCCATGCTGCAATAGAAAACCCATTATATGACACTGCAACCCACATAGTCCCTGACCAGACAATACTGCTTATCTGACCAGCCATATTATTCAAAAACTGTCTCGGTGTCCAGTTTAGCCCATCAGGAGATGTGATAACTGAGTATGGTATATTAGTAAGAGTTCCAACCATATATATGTTTTTATTAGGTGCTACATATATTTGATTTATTATTTCATCTGAAACACCCGATGTGGTTGATGGAGTAGACCACGTAATTCCATCCGGTGACCGAGTTATATAACCACGCGTTTTACCTTGATCATCTGACCATATGCCAGCAGCAATCCACTCATTTTCATTCGGATTCCATACAACAGAACTAGGCGTATTTTCTATGGTGGTTGCTTCACTGGGCATCACAGGTTCTCCAAATATGATACCGTATGTGAATAAAGCCACATTTGCAACTAGAGTGGGTGTGAGCCAATTACCTGCTGCTACCCACATTGTACCATTAAATACAGATGCTACTGCCACTGCATTTGTCTGATTGGTAGATGCATCTGGTGGATTGACTGCGGATTCCCAATTCTGACCATCTCTAGAATATGAAATGGTGCCAGTATTCCAAGAGCCTGTTGCTATGAACTCTGTACCGTTCCACGCGACAGAGGTGCCATAGCCAGAAGTAGCGCCTGGAGGATGAAATGGGTTTGACCAGTTTGTTGTATCAGTGGAATATGAGATACTCCCCCCTGTGAAATTGCCAACTAATACATATATACTTGAACTATTAAATGCTACGCCATATCCTACGCCCAGGGGGCCAATTGGATTGCCAGTTGCTTCTATTATAGTAGTATCAAGCTGAGAATCAAAATATATATCTACTAATATAAGTGATCTTGTATTAAACTCTCCAGCAATTATATATGTATATATTGGAGGACTAGAGAAAATAACAGACACGTATAATATGAATCGTCCTATCTGTGTAGATAGATTTAATTTTTTATACGGCGTAATATATTGTGCCCCACCTTGATCTGAACTAGCTGTTATAAATCCATTATTTGTTCCGCCATTTGACCAGGTACCTACTACTATATATTTATTAATTTGATCGTTAAATACTATGTTATATCCTATACCACTTGTTTGCCCTGTAGGGAAAACTGGGAGACTCCAATCAGCCGCACTTTTTGTTTGCAGCTGATTATTACAAACAGACATTGTACCTACTTGTTGTCCATTATTACCTATAGAACCTACAACGACTGTTGTATACTCGTTTGGCTGAAGAGTAGTATCTCTAGCAATACCATACAGTGTGGTATTTGTATATGTAGTTTCATAAGGTAGAAACGCTTCAGACCAAGTAACTGCATCATTTGATATAGAAATTGCACCATATTGAGTACCACCTGATAGCCATCTTCCTAGTAATATATGTAAAGGTGGATCAATTTTATTAATAATAACTACGACTAAACCTGTAGCCGTGACGCTATCTGTAAAAATTTGCGTGGGTCTTATTAGATTTGGAGTGGGCCAATTAAATTTAAGAGATGTAGCCGGCGCTATAGAAAAACTGCCAACTGTATTATATCTAAAATTTAACCAATTACCCCCTATAACGATTCCCACTCCTTGATTTATAGCAATTGATAGGGCTGGTGAGAATATTTGATTTCCTTGAATATCATAAATATAATATGCAATCGAATTGACTGGGTTAAATGCCGATTGCCAATTTATACCGTCACTTGATATTGAAATTGTTGAATACCCCCATAACCCTGCAGCAACCCAAAGCGATCCTGACCAAGCCACTGCCCTGGCTACAGGTACACCAAAAGGGAATTCACTTGGGTTTAATGTACCTATCCATGTAGTACCACTATCTGCAGAATATATGAAACTGCCACTAGTATTATCTTCCAATGTAAATTGACCTCCAATTACAATTTGTCCTTGGCTATTTGCAGCTATGCTATATGCTGTACCTGATATAATTTGTTTTTGTGTGTCATTGTATGTATTTATGCCTGTAATGATATTATTAATATTAGTTGATATACCTCCAAGCGCAAGTAATTGAACAATTAGGGAGGGGGTTGGGGTTATATCTGAATCATACTCAGTTATAAGATTGTTTATAGTATATGTTGATACAAAATCAAATATAGCTGCATTATAAAGATCGTAGGAAGTTTTCACTGGGAACCATGGATTCGGATTCTGGGGATCATTAGTAATACTAGTAATCGGCCCTGTTAGTCGTAAGCCAGAAGGATCTAGAGATAGTGCCGTATCAATTGCTTGATACAGGGTTATAGCTTCATTAACTTTTGATTTAATAATATTCAAATAACTATTATAACTAATTATACCTGATTGAACTTGACCTATATATTCTGATATTTCTGCAATAGTATAATCGCCAGGGTTATTTATTTTACCCATTAAATCTATCAGAGATGGTGCAACATCATTAAAAGCTTCCAAACTGGGTATACTATCAATAATTGTGATCATACTTTCAATATTGTTCACTACTGTTGCATATTGTGATATGAGAACATTACCAGTCGCTGCCAGACTCGTTAATAATGATATTAATGTATTTATATTACTGCTAGTTGTATCAGAATTCGTAAAGGCTTTAAAACTAGCTATAGATGTCGTTATAGTTACAATATTTGGTGTTACAGCGGTCAAGGGCCCCTTTATAAATAGATTAAATGGTGTAGGTAATATATTTAGGTTTGTCACAATAGGTTGTATAGCAGTATATATTGCACTATCTGAATCAGAAGAAATATTATTTTTCCATGCAGTATAGTCTGTAATAAATTGGGATAAAGATGTAGATGCCAATTGACTTTTACTTTTTAAATCTATAATGATAGGCGGTGTAACGGATGGATAAAATGGTGTAGTCCATCCAGTCGCTCCAGTTATATCAGTAGATGTAGTAATAATTCCCGCACCAGTAATATTTCCAGCATTAGATACTACCCATCCCCCTACTACAAACCATTTAGGGGGTGAAATTCCACTATTCCAAACAACTGAATTAGCCATAGATGCAGACGTAAATGCCCCAGTACTAGGCGGTGAAATCGGTACAGACCAATTCAACCCATCTACTGAATAACTTATCTGACAATTAGTACTCGGATTCCATATTCCCACCATAAGATAGTTTGTACCATTAAATGCAATACCTTTTGCAACCGGATTTTCTACCGTTGAAGGCTGAGTAGTTGCCAGGCTTAAATTATTTTCTATAATAAAAGATCCTATTGGTTTATTATAAATACCCGCCCCTATATATTCTGAGCCATTAAACTGAATTGTGATTGTTCTAGTAGAAGTATCCGCATCGCCTACAACTATACCCGCCGGCATACTTATATCTTGCCACTTACTTGTAGCATTATATGTATATCTCAAAAATGGAGTTGTTGTATCAACCATAACCGTACCAACCAACGAAAACGTGTCAGTATTGAGTTGATTGAATTGCGCCAGCCCCAAAGCCTTATCCGTCAAAGCCATTGAGAAGACTGAAGTTGTATTATTAGGGACAGATACACTCAACGTATATATACCGTCTATAACCAAATCATCTAGTTGAACGCCACTAAACGCGGCTAGGCCAAGATCACCAGCAGGGTATATAAGGGGGACACCATTCTGTGGATATGTGAATGTTATACTATCTAGATAAGTGCCATTTCCAGCATATAGATTTTTAGACGTGTAGTACTGTTTAAGTTTGATAGGCTTTCTTGCATAATAGGCTTTCAACTGCGGTGTCTTTATATCGGGCATCTGAGTCACCAGATAAATACGACCAATCATCTCACCCTTCGTTGGTAATCGTATGACAGACGACTTTCCAAAATCGGGGCTAGTATCAAAATCTATTCTGGCCCAATTCGTGGCATATCGGCCCGATTTCACTATCACAGTTAAAAAAGATCCCAGGTCAGGTTGACCCTTCGGTGGTTGGAGTCGCTCATCTTGAATTCCCGTGGATACTATTTTCAATAAACTCGCCACCATTACTCCCTATTATTATATCTGTCTTTGTTTCCCTTTAATTCATCCGTAAGAGTTCCTCTATACCCTGACTCGCATGAATCCTACAATACACTTTTTTACCAAATTCAAACTTTCTTGCAGGCATTTTACATGTAACCCCATTCTTCATAATGCCCTCACAGATATACGTCATACATGGTCCTGCTCGTACTTTATTTGCCATCCACGCCTTAGAAGACTCATCAAAGAACTCGGCAGTAAATTCCTCATTTCCTGCCGACATCTATCCGATGCTTAATAAACTAATTTGTTATCTATCAATTTTAGTCCATAAAGACCTTATTACACAGACCATTCTCAAAACGCAACCACTGGAATGCAAAAACCATAACATGCACCTCCCATTCCGTTGTTGTACCGTCTAAACTTGTAGGTGGAGGTTTTACATCCAAACTTAGTCTCAAACTGCTCAACCGACTCGCATTTATGCTTCCTGTGGGATTATGTTCACCTGGTTTTTTCGCAAATGAATATCCATAAATATAAGAATCATAAGGTATTTTGCCTCCACGATGAGCCCTTGAAATATGAGAACGAAACCATGACTCATCTTGATGTACAATATCTATTCCATTTCCCTGGAGTTTTGCGGAGAGCATCAGTGGTTCCAATGGTGAAAATACCGGATCATAATCTTTTTCCAAGGTAGCCGAGTAGTTAGTCCAATCATTATTAAGGTCTACAGATGCCTTCCGTCGGAGAAACCAGACAATTTCCTCTATAGGTTGGTTAGCCTCCAAGGGTAACTGTACTGTAATTTTATCATCACCCACCTTATTAACTACATATTTCAACGGCTCATTAAAGTCAAATTGCTGTATTTCTCGGAAGGGTCGTTCAAAGGCCTGCCGTAATAGCATTTCGCGGTAAGGACCATCTACAAAAATACCCTGACTCAAAAGGTTAATCGTATTAATAAGTTTAGGATTGGTGAGTGTGGGTGTATTTATAGAAACCTTACCAACTTTTGGGAATCTCAAATCATTCATCGCAAACGTTTTACCAAGTGGCGTTTCTTTGCAATTTGCCCGATATCCTATCAGAGATCTTACAACCTGATCGAAGCGTTTTAAAGTAACCCGTATGCGCATAGTACCTTGCCGACAAGATATAAGAGGAAACATTGCTGTCAAACGCTCCCTCAACATAGAAAAACATAGAGGTATTGTTACCCACATATCATCTGTAGGAACAATTGTGGCACCCGTCCACGCCTTTACTTCCGCAATTGTCTTGCGACCAATTGCATCTGATGCCCCCAGTTGCGTATTGAGGTCTGGAAAAAGTAGAGACACCACGTTACAAGCATCTCCCGTAATTTTCTCTAGAACTTGGTCATCAACTTCTAAAGTTGCCTGATCTAACAAAATCGTACCCAAACTATTGGAATACGTCCAAGCCACCGAGGTTGTTTTAACTCCCGTTGATCCAGTAAAAATAGATGGTGGTCTTGGGTTAAATAGTTCGTCGGGTTCCTTTTCTTTACGCTTACCCAGAGGATCTATAGAATTATTAGGCAATACTGTGGTGTTATATTCATATAAACCTACACGTAATCGCTCTCTTACTATGGCTGGAAACCAATCTCCTACTCGTACTTGAATAAATAGATTTTGTAACAAGTCACCGCACATTTCATGATTCAAATCAAATATAAATGTCTGTCCAAAATCGGCTGGACCTCGGAATGGAAATTCTCTAAACACAGTGGAAAAAGCCACAGTCTTATTACCTTCATCACGTATAAACCGTGATATATTCGCAGTAGTCGGGAATAATTCTTCATCCTGATCATCACGAGTTACGAGATCTATTAATGTCGTAGCCTGCCCTCTTGGTATTTTGGTTCCATATCCATCCTTTGTCCGCAAGTCCATCTACTTAGTCCCCGTGCTTCCAAATCCACCCTCTCCACGCAGTGTTTCTGATAGACTCGCTACATATATGACTTCCTTGATATAACCCATATCAGGTGCTAAAACCTGAAACAACCGAGTACCCTTGTCAATAGATAGGCGCTCACTGGGATTACCCACGCATAGAAGGGGTGCCATCAGTTGACCCCTATAAGAGCGATCAATTACTCCGCGACCATTTGCCATCATATAATTGTACTTATAAATAGAAGAGCGTGGTTCCAAACTAAAGTGACAATCCTCCTCCGAACCATCTCCAAATACGCGAACCATTCGTGCTTTTACACCCAGAGGCACCAATGTAGCCGTTCCATGCGACCTCACATCGGTTACAACTTTCAAATCATAACCAGCATTATCACCTGAAAGAAACTGCTTTGTACCTAGACTAGGATAAAATTCCTGCGCATGTTCTAGAACAACTAACTCCAGCCGATATATAACAGACATGATTTTATATATAATATAGTATAAAACTCTTTATATTAACATTCAACTGCAAAAACTATGGCTCAACAAAAAATTGACTCAAAGTTTTTTATGCTAGCATGGTACTAGTAGAAATGAGCACATATGATGAGATTCTTAATTCTGCAGATCCTATTTGCTGCTATCGTAAGAATAGTGTCACACCCATAATTGTTGCTCTTGAAAATTTTATCATATCTATATTATTTCTTATCACAACAATTCTTGCTGTAGGTATGCGTCAGGTAACAATTGCAAAGTTCTTGGCTATTGCCACCTTTTATATGATGGCATCTACCAGCGTTTATATTTACCTGATGATCACTCAAAAACCCTCTAATAATCTAAATCACATTTCAGAGTCAACTAATTCTGATTCCCATTCAGAGGAAGATTATAATGATATGCCTGCACTTACTCCAATCTCATCAACAAACGACAGGGTCCTCCGCCAACTTCAGCAAGTAGTAGATGAGACAAATGCTCGGAATCAAATGCGTATGACACGGAGTATGTATGCTAAGACTGCTGCAGGTATCACTACAACAAGTTCATTTGAGAATATCAAGAAGATCAATTAGAAAATAAAAGAGTACCTCTCTGTTCTTCTATCCTATAAATACCCCATCCTATTATGGTAACTCTCATACAAACTCTTTTTTTATTGAGAGATGATGGAAGAGTATCAACTAAATCCATCCATAAGGTTGGTCTATCTGCCATAGAAAAATTTAAGGATCCAGATGGCTTTCGTAGTTCAGGTGCCCTATAACCATATCCAGGACCATATGTAAATGATATCCATGTCAAAGGAATTCCTGGACATTTTTCAGATTTTGCCAATGGTGAAAGAGCGTTCCACACATCTGTACCCCACTGTGATTCACGCTCCTTCCCTGCAACCATAAATTTAAGACTATTATAATAGTCACCATTCGGATTATTTATTCTATAGGGATTACTAAAATTCCACAATTGATTACGTTCCTTATTGTAATCTGATTGAAATGTTATTAAAATGCCCTCGGCTGGATGACGACCATCGATTCGCTTTGTAATATAAGAAGAAACCCCCTTTTCAACACCCAGATAATCATTCGCATCTAAACTCAATATGTTCTCAAATGGTTTAATATAGGGTATCTTATTGGCTGTTTTCTTAAGAAGTTCCTGTAAATCTTGACGCACGTAGCGTTGCGTCGTCTCTAAAGTAATAAGAGGTGCACCTATTTGCTCTCGAGTGAGTACTCTAACGGGAGTAGTTATACCACTTTTATCTCTCATAATTATATCTGTTCTTGACCATGGCGTCGGTTTTACATCAGAGGCAGAACTCTCCACCAAATCCTCTAGACGTCGAATCTTAGCCCTAATCCTATATTTTTGACCGGGAATTGATACAAATGGCAAACCACTCTCATCAGAGTGAGCACACCCTATTAAAGGTAATCGCAATTTTAATTTCCCAGGTGTTGCATTTCGTTGAATATCTAAAGCAGACCCTGAATGAGATCCAAATTGTTTAAGCGCCAAAGATTCTTGTGATAATGTGCCATGTAGATGTGTCCAGGCGTATAAAAAATCACCTGAAAACTCCTGTAAAAGCAATTGGTCCTGATAAAATTGTATAGTTTCAAATAAAAAAGCACCTATTCCCATAGTATATCCATACCGAGTACCATTTGCATCTGTAATAACAGATTTACCATTAAAAGGCGCTACAGACGGAGGAAGCCAACTAGGCAATTCTATACTTAGACTGGCCGCCACTAACAAGTCACCAAAATTCTCCAATTCCCACTCTACACTTCTACCAAAATCAATCATATTGAGTGGCTGAGTCTGTCGTGTCTCATTTAACACTGCCGGCCACCGTTCCATATTATACGAAAACGGTACACTGGCCGTTTTATCCGAACTCATAAAATATTTATCTTTTTCACCCCTTGCCACTAATTCAAAGAGCCCTCCCTCGGAAGACGTATTAGGTCTATCCATCTACTCAGGTGTACTAGTAAAAATGAAATATAATCGCGCGCATATATTATACATGCCTCTTGTCATCGTAGAATCTCCCGCAAAATGCTCTAAAATCCAAGGGTTTTTAGGAGCAGGCTACAAGGTTATAGCATCTATGGGGCATATCCGTGCTTTGGTACAAGATATTGAGTCAGTAGGTATATTACGAAATTTTGAGCCCACCTATGAATTTATGAAAGAGAAAACGAAAGCCATCGCGCAAATAAAATCAGCCGCAAAAGACTCATCGGGGCCTATTATTCTCTGTTCAGATGATGATAGAGAGGGTGAGGCCATTGCCTATAGTATAGCACTGCTTTTGAATCTAAACCCCCTTACAAATCCCAGAGCCACGTTCCGCGAAATCACCAAGAATGCCATCCTACATGCAGTGGCCAAGCCACGAACTATAGATATGAATAAAGTGCACTCACAGCAAGCCAGAGCCATGTTAGATATGATGGTCGGCTTTACTATTTCACCATTACTCTGGAAATATGTAGGAGGAACTCTCGCCCTTTCGGCTGGACGCTGTCAAACTCCCGCACTTCGCCTGGTTTGTGAGCGTGAAGCAATCATAGATAAATTTCAAGCAGAAGTATCATGGATAATTCAGGGAAACTGGGTTGCTACAGGCGGAGTCATAGATACGCGGTCCGGTGGATGGGCTGCCATGATGATGGAAGCACTGACAG